GTGCTGCCGAACTGGCTGGGTATCCACAGGCTGGTGCTGCCATAAATAAGGCCGTGGTGCCGCCAAACTTGGGGACTATGGCCTCCAATGCGATGGGTCTGCCGACGCCGAAGGGAAGCCGCGAGCAAACCCAAAGCCGCGTCCAACAGGGTGTCGTCGGACTCGCCGCCCCGATGATGAACATGGGAACGGTCAACGCCGCCCGTGCGCTACCTGGCGCGGTCAAAGGTGCTGCCGAGTGGGCCGGGAATGTTCCGGGGCGGGTAGCTGGCGCGATTGAGCGGGGCTACGGCGTGCCACAGGCGCAACAAGGCGCTTTGGCGGCCAGCCGGGAACTTGCTACCGGCAGGCAGGACGACTTGGTGGCGAGGCTGCTGGGCGTCTCGCTACGGGTCAAAAGGCGGCATCCACAGCCCTGAGCGAGGCCAATAGCTACGAGGACTTGGCGCGGCGTCTGGAGCGCGACTTGGCCGAGGGTGCCAAGACTGGCGGTGTGCCGAGCATTCCCAAGCAAGGTGAGACTTTACGGGGGGCTATGGAAGGTGCCTACAACGCCGCGCGCGAGACACGCGCCAGCGAAACCGGAAAGCTCTACGAGAACTCCCGCACCCAAGCGCTGGCGCGTGAAAAAGACGGCGCACGCATTGACGTGGCCCCTGTGACTGGGGACATTGACAAGCTGATTGAGGACACCCAGCAGATACCCGAGTTGAATCGGGAATTGATGCGCTTGCGCAACTCAGTGACTGGGGCCGAGGAAAAAGCGGCTGGCGCACCGGCCCCCATCGGCAAAGGGCTGGTCAGCGGGAAAATAACGCCTGCGAAAACACCCCTGCCTCCAAAGCCTGGGCTAACCTACGCCGAGTTGGAAAAGAGCATTCGCTATCTCAAAGACATTGGATACTCGGGTGAGTTGCAGGGCTACGACGCCATCGTTCGGCGCGCGGCGCTTGATCTTGCTGGAAAGCTAGACAAGCAGATTGCCAAATTTGTGCCCGAGCATGCCGCTGCGGCTGCCAAGTACGCCGAACTGTCCGAGCCGTTGACCACACTGACCTCGCGCATCGGCAAGGCTGTGACCGGCTCTGAGGGCGGTGTTAAGGGCGAGGCGTGGAGCAAGATCGCAAACGAGGATTTGCCTGCACGACTGTTCGGCAAGCGTGAGAGTGTTGACCAAGTGGTCCATGCTCTGGCCGGTGGTGAAAAGGCCACGCCCAAGCAATTGGCCGCCGCACGCAAGCAGGTGGACCAGATGGTTGAAAACTGGCTGCTTTCCACCGCACGCGGCACAGCAGGTGCCCCGCGTACTGGCGCTGCGGCACTGGACGTGCTTGGCAAGCGCCCCGGCACGCTTGAGGCAGTACCGAAGGTGGGTGAACGCCTGCGCGGCCAGTTTGAGCGCGAGGCTGGAAAAGAGCAGACGATGGCCGAGTTGGCCGCTGGTTCAAAAGAGGCACGGGCGCGCTCGGCGACGGCCACAAAAGGTGCCGAGTCTGCCGCCGCACCGCTCCAAAAAGAGCAGGCCCGATTGAATGATCTGGTCCGCACCGCTGACGAATTGCTCAAGGCTGGCAACAGTAAAGAGGCAATGTCCAAGTACACCTCGGCGGTCAGGGCCGGTTTGGCAAACGATCAACCCAAGTATCAGGCCGCCCTTGCGTGGATTAACCGCGCGGAAGATGCCGCAAAGCGTGCCGAACGGGCAAAGAAGCTGGCAAAATGGCTCGCAGGCACCACCGCAGTTGGCGCATCGGCTTACGAACTCGGGAGAAACGTACCGTGATACTCATCATCCTTTTCACGCTCATCTACTTTATTTTTGAATTTATGCCATGAGCAAGCGTCTCCTCATTATCGACACGTCGAGCAACTGCCTCGACATGGCCCTGCGCGCCAAGATGGCCGGGTGGCAAGTGAAGTGGTACGACCGTCCCCGGCCCGATGGCGGCCCCCGGCTCGCTGGCATGGGCATGATCGACAAGATCACCGACTTTGGCGAGATACAGCGCAAGTGGCTCGATTGGGCCGACCTCATCTATCTGCCGGACAACACCCGATGGCTCGACATGCTGGAGCCGTACCGCAAGCAGGGCTACCCCATCCTCGCGCCAGGTGTGGAGGCCGCCAAGCTGGAAACCGACCGCGATGCAGGCCAGAAGGCCATGAAGGCGTCGGGCATAAAAATTATGGAGTCGAAGGCTTTTAACGATTACGATGCAGCCATTGCATTTGTCAAAAATAACCCGGAGTTTTTAGTCAGCAAGCCGTCAGGTGACGCCAACAAAGCACTGAGCTACGTTGCGAGCGACCCTGCTGATCTGGTCTACATGCTCGGGCGCTGGAAGCAGCGGGAGGATTTACGCAAAGCAGCAAAAAAGGACGGATTCATTCTGCAAGAGCGCAAGTACGGCGTCGAGATGGCCGTTGGCGGCTGGTACGGCCCCGGTGGCTGGAGCAAGTGGTTTTACGAGAATTGGGAGTACAAAAAGCTCATGGATGGTGACCTCGGGGTTGCCACTGGTGAGATGGGTACGCTCTCGCGCATGACCACCAAGTCCCAACTGGCCGAGGAAGTGCTAAAGCCCGTTGGCCCCATCCTCGACAAGCTCGGCTACGTGGGCTACATCGACAACAACTGCATCATCGACGCCCAAGGCCCGTGGCCGATGGAATGGACCATGCGCGACGGCTGGCCCACCAAGCACAACGTCACGGCCCACATCAAAAATGACGACCCCATCCAATGGATGCTCGACGGGCTCAACGGCAAAGACACCATCGAGGCTGTGGAGGGCGAGGTGGGTATCAGCATCGTCGTGGCCCTGCCGGACTTCCCGTACTCCAAGATCACCAACAAAGACCTGTGCGGCATCCCCGTGCGCGGTGCTGACGACATGGACCACATCCACCTATCCGAGGTGATGATTGGCGAGGCCCCCACAATGGTGGGCGACAAGGTGATGGACACACCGGGGTACGTCACCTGCGGCGATTACACGCTGGTGGTCACAGGGACTGGCAAGACGATCACAGCGGCGCGGCGCTCGGCCTACGGTGCTGTGGACAAGGTGAAAATTCCCAACAACCCGATGTGGCGCTTGGACATTGGCGCGGGGCGCATGAAGCGGCACCTGCCAAAGCTCCACGCAATGGGCTACGCCAAGGGTTTGGAGTATTGACATGACACGGGAAGCATTGCGCGCGGGGCTCATCTCCGAGGACACGGTTACTGCGGCCCTCATGTCGGCCCGTGGCGACCTTTTCGTGGCCTCCAGCTACCTTGGAGTCACCGGGCGTGAGTTGGACGGCTACATCCGCGCTTCCGAGCACCTGCAAGCATTTTGCGCGGCCATCGGTACCGTCAAGACCAGCGCCGATTACAAGCGCCTTTCCGATGAGCAATTTGAGGATGAGCTTGAGCGCCTGACCAAGGGCTACAGGCTTGAGGCTTTGAGCGTTATCCACGAGATTGCGACCGAGGCCATTGTGAGTGACGACCGCATCCTGCCTGACGGCCAGATTGTGCCGGGGGCCAAAATGTCCGCTGCTGAAAAAGAGGTGAAGCTCAAGGCGGCCATTGCGCTACGCGGTGCGCCCGAGGCCAAGGCTGGTGCCAACGATCAGTCACAGGTGCTGGCCGAACTCAACGAGTTGTACCAGCAGAACGCTCCCCGCATCAAGTCGGTGCGAGCGGTGCAGATTGAATATCAGTCATAGAGCCAATACTCGGGGGCCTCGTCAATGAGGGTTTTGAGTTTGAACCAGCGCCCCCGGTACATGTTGTTGATCGCGTCGAGCTTGTCAATTTGCAGCGGTGGGCCGCTCAGGTTGATGACGTAGATGTTGTCCTCGCGCACGATGTAATTGAACCGCTTGAGGCGCTTGAGTTGCTGCTGAAAGCCCAGCACATACGGCCCCTTTGGCCGGTCATCACGCAACGCATATTGTCCGCGCGCGACCTCGGGTTGCTCCCTCAAAATATCGTAGGCCCAGCGCATGGCCTCATCGTCGGGCGGGAAGCGCACCGAGTAGATGTGGTACCGGATGGAATACCGCAGATACCGGTGATAAAGGGCGTATTTCAGGAAGCGCTCATTCCACCCGGTCAGTTGCTCAATGTCCCACGCTGTGAACACCGCCGTCTTACCTGGCGGATAGCCACTCGCGTCAAGCGCGCCCTGCATTTCCTCTGTCAACTCCCGGCCCACCAATGACTTGAAAATCGAGTCCAACGTCAGGTAGGTACCGGCGTGCGGGAACAGGTGCTCGATTGTCTCGTTGTGCAACTCCCATGTCGGCGGCCGGTAGACGACTACCTCTTGGCGCACGTTGGCGGTGATGCGCTCAAAGTCGCTAATCATGTAGGGCGCTTCAATGAACAGCATGGCGTCAGATGGGGGCATCACGGCCTTCAAACTGTTGGGGTGGGGCCGGTACACCATCAGGCCCCCTTTGGCGCTCCAACGCTCGATTACACCCGCTGCCATCGGCTGCCACGCCTTGCACAACTCGATGGACAAATCCTTGAGCTTGTTCATTCGCATCCGGATTGGCCGTGCCGAGCGGTGCTGCATGTAGATGATGACGTTGCGGTTGGTAGCCACAAGCTGGCGCGCTGCCCCCTCCATGTCGTCAGTCGTGTAGAGCTTAACCACCCACGTCCCCCAAGATGCTCACTGCCTCATTGATGTACCACTGATAGTCAATGTCGGCGGGGATGCCATCGGGCAATTCCATCAACGGCCGCGCGCCTTCCGACCGGGCGACTTTATTGCCGTTAGTCTTGTAAGCGATGTGGCGAGTCTCACCTGCGGCGTAATACCAGCGCACCGCTTTCCCCAAGTACGACTCACCATAGAGCGCCCCACCCTTGACTTGCCGGATGGTAAGGAATTTGCGTATGTCCGTGCAACCGTAAATGGTGTTTTGAAGCGGCACACCATCGGCCAGATATGCCAGCACCGCATTGACGCACACCTCGTTAGTGGCGTTTTTTGAGAGGCCAAGCGGCGCATATAGCCCCTTGAGCTTTTGCTCACCTGAGGGCTTGATTGCAATGTAATTGTTAACGTCTTTGCTGTAGAGATGGGCATATTCCGTTTCCTCAGTGTTGAAACCTGTGGTCATCTCCCATGCCGCAACCAGCGCCTCAAACAGGTCGCGTCGGTCATCGGGCACCAGCGTGACCACGCCGTCCGTGTTGGCGCTGACCACTTCAAATCCGTTCACGTCAAAGCTCTCGATGAGCATGAGCAATGCAATCTGGCCGGTGAGTGTGACGGCAATCATTTGGTCAGGCGCGTACATCATCGAATACATGCTGCCGAGCTTGCCGAAAGTCCCATTCAAAACAATCTTCAAAGCCTCATTGATGACCTTGTTGCCCTCGCGCTTGGCGGCCACACGGCGCTCCAGCAGTGAGCGATAGACCGCCTGAAACGAGTTACCGTAGCTGGGTGGGCAGATACCGGCATTGATGATGAGGGAGGGATAGTAGCTGGTCACGTCACGGTCCACAATGCGCAGGCCGGGGCGCGCGTGGTGCACGGTGCATTTCTCGTTGCTGTGGAGGCCGCCGATGCCCATCTTGTAGACGCCACGCCCAATCCGGATGCGCAAAGAGTCGAGAGCCGGGGGCATCTCCACGCTGCCGACCGCGTTGTCTTTGGTGGCAACCCGGCGCAACTTGAATGTCTGCTGGCCGATGATGGCAAGCATTTGCTGCATCCCCGGTGTCTGGAATGAGGCCCATGCTGGCGCGTGATAAGTGAACTCATAGGTTAAGTCCACATCCTGCCGGTAGACCCGTTGCGCGAGCCTGCGCTCGACCTCGGAGCGAATGACCGCCTCGGCAATCTGCGCATCAGACTTGGAGCGTAGGTCGATACCAAACTCTTTGCCCATCTCCTCGCGCAAATCAATCTGAGGCTTCAATCGTTTGTAGAGGTCGATGGTGGTAACAAGATCGTTTCCACAGTAAAGCCGCAGGACTGGCACGTCAGCTTGTGATATGACGGCGCTAGGTTCGATTGGTAAATCTTGTAGGCGTCGTGAGTGCAGACGACCTCCATAGATTTTAAGTCCCGCAGTGCCGGGAGCAACTTCAATAAGGTCGATATGGTCGAGCGCAAGACGTTCAAATCCGAACTCTCTTTCCATATCCCAAGGCTTGAGGTTGCGCAGGATGATGGTATCGCTGGCGAGTTTGAGGGTAGCATTCGTTGCCCCTTTGATAGCGATGGCAAGCATCACCATATCGTAGTTGTTGCCGTTGAAAGTGATGTGCGTACCTGGCGGCAACGGGTTGCTCTCAGTCACCACATCGTTGAATAGTTCGTACACCACAATAATCTCGCCCGAGTACACGTTGCGAACCAGAACGAGGAAATAGTTGACGTAGCACTCAATGTCGAGCACCCAAATTGGTGGTGGGGGGACGATCATTCTGCTGGCGTCCAAAGCGAGATGTGCGCCTCAAACATCAGCACCGCCATAGCGTACTCTTTGCCGTGGTCCGAGTCACCGTGGGTACGTTCACAAGCCACGACAAATTCGTCAAGCGTGCCAGTGAAGCAACCAGCCTTGACCATCGGGCCTTTATCGGTCAACCACAGGGTTACGTTTGCGCAATGAGAACCTATTGGACCAATCGCAAAATATGGGCGCTTGCCGATGAGCACTTTTTCAGAATCGAACTTCGCACTGGACAGGTCCGCACCGTACAGGTTCGCACCGTACAGGTTCGCACCGTACAGGTTCGCACCGTACAGGTTCGCACGGGACAGGTTCGCACCGGACAGGTCCGCACTGGACAGGTTCGCACTGGACAGGTCCGCACTGGACAGGTCCGCACCGTACAGGTCCGCACTGGACAGGTCCGCACGGGAAGCGGTAGCCTTTTCCAGATTTTGCCGTGTGGTCAACCCCGATTCACCTTCATAAATTACGGCGTCGGTGAAGCGATTTTTGAATACGTGTGTCATTGGTTTTCCTTATTTGCACTTAAATACTTTTCGCACCACTGTCCGATGGCGCGCCAAGCTCGTTTGATTGCGTTGAGCATGACGCTCGCTCCAGTAGTTTTGCGCGGTAGTGCTGCGCTTTATATTTACACTCGTCACGTTGGGCCAATGCTCGTTTGAGCTTGCGGTTGAATAGCGTCATCTCACGCTGTAGCTCAACCGCAATTGCGTCGTTAATGGCCGTGGTAAGCCGGTCGCTCAGTGCCACAAGCAAATTACCGTCAGAGCGATTTCTGCGACCGCGTACAGCCACGCAAATACCCCGTGCGACCGAGGGCGTGGCTCCACAAAGTCATGGCTCGTATAAGGCCCGAAGGCCTCATTGAGTGTGCGGGGGTACTTGCGGGTGTTCATGGTCTAAACCATCATCCCGTGCTGCACCAACAGCGTGTCATTCCATCCTGCGGCAATCATTTGCTCGTAGGTGGCACCACCAGCCTTGGCGGTCATCTGCTTGGGTGCTGGCGCTGGGGGAGCGAGGGGCACGGGCGGCATGGCTGGGGCAGGTGGTACAGCGAGGAATGCCGGATTGGGCGCAGGCGCGGCCATTGCCGGTGCTGGAGGCGCATAGGCTGCGGCAGGCACGGGCGGCTGGTACGCGGCTGCTGGCGCTGGGGGCTGGTAGGCCTGAGGTGCAGGGGTGGCCGGTGTCACGGGGTTGAACCCGCCGACCGGCGCAGCCATCGCGCCAGCAGGCAGCGGGGCGGTACCGAAGCCCACAGAGGCTGCATCCGGGCCGACCACAATCTCGGGGCCGTAGGCGCTCAGTGCGACCATGCTGTGGTTGACAAAGACGCCGGGTTGCTGGCTGGAGCCATTACCGTCAACATCACCGTTCACCTGCACGTAGTAGCCGAGCTTGACGGCATCGGGCTCAACGATTTGGGCGGTTCCATCCTTGTTGTAAATCTTGGGGGCAAAGCCACTGGTGAAGCTGACCACCCAATTGCCACGGTAGCCCTCGCGGTCGCACGGTTTTTTGCCGGTGCGGTTGGGCTCTTGCGAGTCGCCGTCCACAACCTTCCATGCGAATGCGCGGCCCTGAGCCTGCTGGGGGAATGCGGCGTGCCCAACGGCCCAAATCTTGGAGCCCCATTCGGTCTGTGACCAGTGTTGCTCTGTGCCCTTGGGGATGCCCACGGCAAAGAAGTATTGCACCTTGGGCTGGCCGATATTGGAGCCGGACTTGTTGACCAGAGGCTTGCCCTCGGCATCGGTGGTTTGGGCCTTGTAGAGCGAGCCCATGAGCAGGCGGCCAACGGGCGTCGTAAAATTGGTTCTAGCCATGATAATTCCTTGGTTTAGACCGCAAACTTGTTGCTTTTGGTCAGGTTTTCAGTATCGGGGACAACTTGCAAATTGAACTCGTTGTGCAACCCACAAACCAACTTGCCCCGGAGTGGAACAATGTGGTCAACGTGGTAGTTTTGGCCGGTCATCATTTGCATAAATTTAGCCAAAATGTAAAAGCCGTTCATCGCTGATTTGTCAGCCCAAAACGGTGTTGCCTTTTTAACATGGACCTTCCTATCGGCCCGATGTTTGCGAGCCAAACCCATGTTCGACTTGCGCCAATTTTCATTGGCCTCGCGCGCCTTCAAAGGGTTGCGCTCACGCCATTGCCTTACCTCCAAAACTGTCAGGTCATGCTTTTCACTCCTACGTTTGGCAGCCGCTACTTTGTAGGGCGCTGGGTTGACTAAATATTCGGCGGTACGTTTAGCCTTGAAACAAACCTTGCACCGTCCGTCTGAATAACGGCTCGATTCACCACAGCGGATGCAAGGTTTGCACATGATTATTTAGTTCCTTGAAATACTTTACGGGCCTGTGCGCCGTTGTCGCGCACGAGTTTTACCTCCCCGAGGGGGACGGTCGAATAGCTATCAACAACTGCGGCAGGGATACCCGCCTTGATAGCTTGTGTCGGGGTGATCGCGTCAGGCTTGCTCACGTCCACACCCATCATCTGGCCGAGGGCCACAATCTCCTCCAAAGGCTTGTCCCATTTCTTGCGACCAGTGCCTTGTTTGGTCATCCAGCCAGTCACCGGCACGCCGCGCTTGATATTGCCAAGCACCTCGTTTTCCAAGCCGTCGATGCGCGCCTTGAGCAATTCAGCCGCCTTCTGCATCAAGGCCAACTCGCGGCCCACTGCCTCCACTGGCATGTCGAACGGGATGGCTTTGCCCGAGGCCTCAACCGCCAGGTATCCAGCCGCTTGGAGCGTTGGGCAGGCGTGACGCGCGCGGCAGTCGCGGCATTCCGAGTTGGTCTTGCACGGGGGATTGGGGGCCAGTGCAATCTTGCCGGACTCGGCCAGCACGGTACGGTAGCTCCACAGGTCATCGGACATGACCACCCACTCGCGGATGGGGCCGTCAGGGTGATAGCTGCGAGGCTGGACAATGCGCAGGTGGCACTCGATGCCCTCGGGTATCTTGCCGCTCATGTCGTTGCACAGGCTCAGGATGGTGTAGTTGATGAGTTGCAGGTTTTCAAACACGTCAACGTAGCGGTGCCCAAACTTGTAATCCCAAGCGTAGAACTTGTTGTGCGGAATGGCATTCACAGTGCAGTCCGGAGTGCCCCAATTGTTGGGGTCGAACAGCATCCGATTGGTCTTGTCGAGGCGGTACTCAATGTTGGGACGCACGCCGGGACCAGACAAGCGCACAACGCTCTCAATGTCCTCGCAGTACATCTCGGCACCCTCAACCATCTCATCGGTCGCGCCGTCCGGCAGGGGCTTACCTGCGAGCATGGTGTGGCAGACAAGGTGGGCCAAATCGCCCTCGGCCGCCTTTTCTTTGTCGGCGTCATTCTCGGGGAACATCGCCTCCAGCGTCACCGAGCCGGGGCATGGCACCCAGCGTGACGCACTCGATGGGGGTAGGAGTGCGTGTTCCATTACAGGGCAATCCCGAGAATGGTTGCGACTTGGGCCACGAGGTCCGGGCGTGATGCAAGCATCGGCAGGGACGGCAGACCAACAGCTTGGCAGGCGGCTTGAATAGTCGGCTGGTCAAGGGTCTTGGCTGTGAATGCCTGCGTGATCTTTTGCATCAACATGGGGAACGTGACCGGGCTAGTAGGGGATGCAGTCGTCACAGCACCAGCCGGGGCAGTAGGTGGGGGCGGTGTAATGACGGCCGGGGCCGCAATAG